TCACGATCGCAAGCTGGCATGCAGTATAATATTTGCAACGCCTCCGTAGCTCAATGGACAGAGCGCCTGACTTCGAATTTCCCCAAATTTAGTGATTGATTACATGGGCTATATATGGCGGTAAAGACAGATAAAACCCTACGCTTAGTGGCTTCTAACCTGATGGACTGGTTAGAGGCGTTTTTAATCGCTAAACGGAGCTCCCGATTATCTCCGCGCACCATCGATTATTATTCAAAGGGACTGGCTGATTTTCTCAAATATGCAACGCTTCAGGGAGCTGAAGATGTGCGGGAAATCACCGCGTTATTGATCCGTAAATATCTTTTATCGTTAGAAAGTCGATGTAACCCAGGTGGAGTACATGCTCGTTATCGGTGCATTAGGGCGTTTTTATACTGGTATGAATTAGAGGACGAACCGGCTGACTGGTCCAATCCCATCCGTAAGGTAAAAGTCAAATATCCCCACCCCGAACCACTCGAACCGGCTGACATTGAAGCGGTCAAAGCGATACTGGATGATTGTAAAATTCCACTGCATAAAAAAGATTGTGAGTTTTTGGGATTGCGCGATAAAACCATCATCTTAGTCTTACTGGATACCGGAGCGCGTGCGTCTGAGTTACTGTCTCTGGCCGTGTCTGATGTGAATCCGATCACCGGCGTGGTGCAGATCCGGCATGGTAAAGGCGATAAACACAGGACCGTATATATCGGGAAAAAGACGCGCCAAGCGTTGCGCGCTTACCTGCGTGAAGTCAACCCCGATAGTTTTCTATGGGTTAATAATGCCGGTGAACCATTGACGCGCTCGGGATTAAGGCAGATGCTCATAGAACGGGCAAAGCGCGTTGGTGTAAAACCACAGCAGCCACACAGTTTCCGGCGATTGTTTGCGTTGACTATGCTACGTAACGGCGTGGATGTGTATTCTCTACAGCTCTTAATGGGTCATGCCGATTTGCAGATTCTTAAAGTCTATTTAAAATTATCGAATAGCGATACATTAAATGCCCATATTAAAGGATCCCCAGTTGACAAACTGATATAATTAATTAATGATTTTAGATGGAAGCGGATATATAAAGGGCGCTGAAGATTGGACTAGAAGCGAAGTCGGCAATAATCTTGTTGCTGTTTACAGTATATCTGAATTTCAGGCGTGGATTAATACGGATGACCTTAAATAGCAAGGGATATTTAAAATGGAAATCGAGAATAGAATATCTTTTCAGATTGAGGGATTAGAAAAAGACGGTGGGGATTTAAGATTCAATATATTCATTCAACAATTGGATCTAATAAAAAAAGCTCTTTCAGAAACACAAAAACTATTATCAGCTACTCAAAAAACATTTATTAAAGTTGTTGACTTAGAACACAATAGCCCAGCACAGATAGTTGTTGAAATTACTTCTGAAAAAGCAGGAGATGAAATTGTCGGAAGACAAGTTGCTAATAAATTCATTAATAGCTTTGAGGAAATTGAAAAGGGGAAATATCCGGAAAATTTTACTTATGATACTTTTGTTGCATATAAGAATATCGTAAGTCTAAAAGAAAAAAACAAATTGAGAGAGATAAAAATTTTTAGGAACGGTAATGTACCCTTAAATCTTGATGATACGTCAAAGAAGATTGAAAAAATAATGGGGAAAGATCAGTATGAGTTGGGCTCATATACCGGTTTTTTAGATTGGATAAATATTCATAATCAAAATATTTTATATATTTACCCAACATCAAATTTACCAAAATTAAAATGCACTTTTTCCAAGAAAATAAAAGATGATGTAATCCGATCCATTGGGCGCTACGTAACTGTATATGGTGAAAAAGTATTTAAGCCAGCTGTTCCCGGCTTTGCACCCTACGAGATGAAAATAACAAATATTAAAATTCATAGGGAAAAGGAGGATTTGCCAAAATTATCTGACTTTATTGGAATTGCGCCAAATATCACCGGCAATAAATCGTCCGAAGATTATATTAGGGACATAAGGGATGAGTGGTAAAGAAGCAAATTATTGGGATGCCTGCATTTTTTTGGCTTTACTAAAAGATGAAAAAAGAGACGACCCAAATATTATGTTGGGTATAAAAGAGCAAGCAAAATTATTTGATGAAGGCAAGATTGATATAGCTACATCAACTCTTATTTTGGCAGAAATTTTGCCACATCATGAAGATAACCCACCAAATTTATTAGATAATTTTTTGGCAATGACCGAGCGAAGAAATTTTCACTTCGTGGAACCAACCATGCAAGTTGTCCTATTGGCAAACAAGATAAGAGACGCAATTCACCATAGAGATTATCCTAATTTAGATATACCCGATTCAATACATCTTGCCTCTGCAATTGCATCAAAATGTCAAACCTTTTACACATTAGACGGCTCAAGAGAAGACAGGAAAGGTCTTGGTTTGCTTCAGGTACCTCAATCCATAAAAGATGAACATAATATTCTAATTTCTAAACCATTTTCTACACTTCCGCCAGAACTTCCGGGCATTAATTAATCTTGGTCATTCAAATATATAGTTACCGGAGAAAAATATGGGTAAAGGTGTGGTAAGAATTGATGAAATTGATCGTTTTGAAACTGTAAATGTAAAGGGGGAGATTAGAATTCTTATCGAATATCAAGAACACATAGATTCTTCAAGTGCAAGAGATCTGAATGCTACAATTCCAGGAAGAAAGTTTATAAGAACAATTGATAATGTTGATGTAAATTTATTAGATGACGATAGCTTTATGATTCTCGATTCAATGGAAGTAGTAAAAAGAAAATAAGTTGAAATGTATTAGGTCATATTGCTTACAAAGCATGTCTGTTATTAGCCCGATTGTTTTATTCAATTCTTTTCCACGCCCCGCTTCTTACCAATAGAGCGATCAGGGCATAATCAGCTAGATCAAGCCAGGTGTCGTTAATAGTTTCTTCTGGTAATTTGTTTTCCATGTTTTTGTATATCAGATTGATCAATCGCTCTATTTTGTCATTTGCCCTCACCAGCACGCCCAGCTCGCCAAATTTGGCAATGTTACCCTTACCGTAACACGCCTGTTTCTTTTTAAAAATCTCAAACAGATTTACCATTAAGGCAGCCATGTCTTTTTCGATTGCAACAGATCCGCTTAATCCATCTATTTTGAGTTCATACTTCTCAGCCATTTCTGATTATTTTCCTTTTCTTTATTCGTTGACCATGTACCCATATCAACAAATATCGCTGGATCGGGGAAAACACCCTCAAATCTCCATCCCCTATCATCAATATATACTTCCGCCGGATATTTGACATAAGACACTGGAATATCTGGCATGTTGTATTTTTTCAACCATTCCTTGACTGCGATCATGCCTGATAATGTCTGGCATCTTGCAGAAAGAATATATACCTCTTGAAAACAATTCAGACATCTTACTAAGAACTCTTTTGCGCCAGGTACAGGTGGATCTGGTAGATAGGAATCATCACCTGGTTTATAGCCGCTGGTGTAGCTATTTATCACTCCATCAAAATCTATGCAAATGCGCCAGCCTTTTTTCACGCTCCCTCTCGGTCCTCATCAAATATTTTTCCAGCATAAACTGCTGTTACATCTGCCAAATTGGCAGCTCCACGGATATCAGGGATAAACTGGAGCTTTATCAGACCATTATTATTTCCTTTGATCTTCCGAGTATCTGCATAATCAAAATACATTCTCATCCATACTGCACCGACAGGTTTAGGTACTCCTCCCCTGGTTACTTCCCATCCACCGCGTCCATTTCCATATCCGTTTTTATAACCAGGCACTCGGATGTGATGCTGGATATCCATATATAGTTTTCCCTGGTTGCTAACTCTCTCTCTGCTTATTGGGACATAATAGGCATTATGGTTGTGTCCATTAACAACAATATCCGCATCCGGCAGATAAACAGCCTGCCTATTGGTCTGGATCACACCCCTGGTTACTGGTGCTTCTCCACCTGCTCCGTGAAAATATTTCAGGTTGTAGCCAGGAAACTTTGCTCCATTAATTTCGAACAAATAGCGCACCCAGCCGCCGTAACCGCCATGAATAACATTACCCCCAGTGTCGCGCAATTTGTAAACCAGTCTGTCCGTCAAGTTTGTGTTGGCATATCTCAACACACCTAATTCATGATTGCCTGGACAGATCAGTTTAATATTGTCGTTGTAAGGTGATAAGAATTCAGCGATATCTTTGACAACATAATCGTAGTAGTCTTCACGTCTATATTCAGGCCGCAATTCTTCCATCGAACGTCTGGGATCGAATCTGCCCTGCATGGCATCAAAAAGATCACCAAGAATAAATATCCAGGCGTTACGTTTCTTGGCTTCTTCTAGATGTTCTCGTTCAAGGTCTCTCTCACAGTATACGGAATCATGATGGTTATCTGACATAAAAAGTACCCACTGTTCCCAACCCGCCTTGATACCATTAACCCGAATCGTTGTAACAACTTCATCAACAGACAGGCTGATATCATTTTTCTTTACCATAAAGTGTCCTTTTTTGTCGATTATTGAATTTTGACAAATATCAATCCCAAAACAGCCAGGATAACAGCGCCAAGCACCAGCCTGACCAGCCATTTGAGATAGTCCTCGATGTTACTCAATCGTGTGTCTATTACACCAATGGTTGTTTTTAGATCACTCACTTCTTTGCAAAGGCCACCCTTGCCCTGCTCACCGAAAACAGCATGAAAAACATCATGAAGTTTGATGTTAAATCTAAGTGCATGTTCCTGTAGATGATCATCTAATCGTTCATTAACTTTCGGTGCTGTTACGCGCGGTTCTCCTGCCATAGTGCCTCACTTGCTGATTTTTAGCGTGCTTATATCCGCCTCAACCTTTGTGATTTTCTGTTCTAACGCCTTTATGCGCATTTCTAAAGGGCTCGGTATATCAAGTTCCTCAACAGGCACATACTTCACCACCTTACCCTTGACATAGGTGTCCCATGTAGTCGTATCATCTGGCACATCCACCCATTTCAATGAAGGTGAAACAGGAAATTCCTTCTCTTCAATTTGACAAATTCTTTCACCATGTATTAGAGCTTTCATCCTGCCTCCATATATTCATAAACTATGACGATGCCATCAGCACCGTCTCCACCAGCTCTGTTGGTTGTGTCATCGGTTGCTCTTCCACCAGTACCACCTCCACCGTATAAATTACCTGCTGTACCTGCCTCATCTGCTACAGCAGAGGTTGTTGGAACAGTAGCTGGTGACAGTATTGAATTACCACCAATCGATGATGTTGTACGTACAGTACTCATAACGATTCCTGGACTACCAGGACTACCATTTATATTAATATCTCCATTACTACCAACTCCTCCAGCACCAGACTGTCCACCAGCAATAGGAACTATAGCACTGGCTGTCTGTCCTGTCCCACCACTACCACCTGTTGCCGATGCGTGCGCACCAAAACTACTTGTGCCACCAGCCGATCCGTTGTTACTTCCAGCCGCACCACCATTACCACCAGCTCCAACAGTTACAGTTTCAGTTGAACCCAAAGAAGCAGCATCTATTTTCTTTTTGGAATAACCACCACCACCACCTGAACCACCAGATGCTGCTTTACTAGACTCAGCAGTCACTCCACCTCCTCCTCCACCAGCTGCAACTACCTCAACGATAACATGATGCAGTCCTGCTGGTTTTGTCCATGTATCACTAGACGTGAAAATTTGAATTGCACCAAGCACTGCAAGAGTAGCAACATCGTCTTGAAGATCTCCAACATCACCTTGAAGTGTGCTCACATCTCCTTGAAGATCTCCTACAGCTCCATCAATAACTACAACAGCATCGTCTATTGCATCAATTCCATCTTCAATGTTATTCATGCGTTCAGCATTGACAGGAGATCCAGCAACAGCTACATCAGTTGCTAATTCTATTTGAGCGTGTTCGCAAAAAACTTCTTCATTGTCATCTATGATCTCATAACGAGCGTCTTCTGTTAGCTCCTCATCTACCCACGTATTTTTTGTATATAGTTTTGCCATAAGTGTTCATCCTTTCTATCAAACGAACCAAACTGCTCCTAATGCTGGTTCATCATAATTAACTACTAAATATGGTCTTCTGGCTGCTACAGACTCGTATTCAGAGTATAGAAGTACAAATTCGGCTGTGGTACCAATAACATTGTTTTTATCTCTGTGACTTCTTAGTCCGTAGTACGTAAAACCACTTTTATTGATGTATGCTGTTCTAAGAAGCGAGCTGTTGTAAACAGTGTCAAGAGACATACCAAGAGTATTTCTCCAATTTTTGCTAGTACCTGCCAGAACTTTGTCATAAGCAGCTTCTCGCGTAGATGCCGATATAGGATATTGAGCAGACCAGTCTGCTTCTACTATTTGAATACTGAAATTAATGTCAGAATAATCCGCATGTGCTGCCATTGTTATGTAGGCGCTGGTGATAATTTTTCCTTCTAATGGACTTGTATCAAATCTAAAAACGCCTCTCGCCACCCTATAAGGAATGGGAGGTTCAACCTCATTAAGCCACTGTCCTACAGTGAGGTAATTGACATAAGCATAAAAATATGATGACGTGGATCGTGCAACAGAATAGGTGGTTGCTGCACCAACTATATAACCACTGCCACCTGCCAAAATCGATAAAGTTGCCATTATGGAAGTCCAAATGTCAAAATTAGAGTCAATCCTTTTGTTCCAGTTCCTGCTCCATCTACATCAGCTGCGATTATGTCTCCTTTAGCCACAGAGTTATTCAGAGAATCAATAACCGGTTGAGCACTTGCGGTGTAACTTGTGCGCTCACTAACATCTATGGTAATTGGAGTAGATAGCATGTCAGTTGACTGAGAGACATTTCTAATTTGAATCGTAGGTAAACCAGAAGTAGATACAGTATCTACTGCCGCATGAGCTGACTTTAAGACATAACCATCAAGAGCTTCTGGAATATACAAATAGTCTTTACCGTCTCCTGTTGAGAGAGACGCATCTTTATGATAAACTCTCCATGAACAAGTACGATCTAGATTCACCAATTTCGAATAGGGGATTTTCTTTGATTTCTCAGCCAGTACAGCTTCACTGCTATCTACAACCATAAGGACGTCGTCTTGAGCAATTGCATCAATTTCACTTAATTCGGTTACTTTTACTACCGTCATGCATACCTCCGAAACATATTTTGTCTAATTAAATCGTCTCCAGATAGTGCTATACCTGTTCTGGGTTTACGAGTGGGATTTTCTTCTGGAGGAACATAAGCTGGCACTACACTTAGTGCATCAATTTGCAGCATATTACCAACAGACAAATTTCTGTTTATTTTTTGAATAATTCCAACCAGAGTAACATCAGAATTAATATTGGTTCTGATTAGTGTTTTAAGTTCCAGATCATTTGGAATTCCCGTGAAAGAATAGTTATAGCGAATTCGATAGAAGTCTCTCAGCGAGGATAATATCGTAGGAGCAATGGTTGAATTGATTAATGTTGCAGATTCAATCTTCAGATCCAGCCGTTTGGTAAATTCTGTTATACCTGATTCATTAAAAATAAATGATTTTTTATTATCTTTCCAGGGATAACCTTTTACAGCGACTTCTCCTCCTTCTGTCAAATCTAAAAATAACGAATTGGCTCCAAAAACAAACTCACCGCCAGCCTCAATATTTTCTTCATTTTCAGTAACAATTTCAGTTTCATCCTCAGCAGCAAGAAGCACAGGTGTATATCCACCACCTTCTACAATAATGTCATAATAAGGTTTATCAAAAACAATTTTATGAGATCCAGCTTCAAGTTCAGCCTCAAAAATAGTTTCTTGAGTTACATCTTGTGAATAATTATGTGCAACAAGTTCAATACTTGTAACAAGCGGTAGTAATGAGATCGGTTGCTTAAGAAGTTTCTGGGAGTCGTATATTCGTTTATCATATAACAGAGATGGTAACAAGACCAAACTAAAATTTAATTTTTGACTCCTTGAGGTAGAAACACATACTCCCGAGGCAAAACAAATTTGTTGCAATGCGGTACGGTATGTTCCTGGAGGATTCCATCCAGATATTTCTATTTCATCTATGCCAGAAGCAATAGAATAAGGAGCATTAACAGAAGTTAATAATGCTTCTAGAATTTCTTTTGTGCTGGTAGGCTCTGACCAAAAATTCCCATCATATGTAGTAGTTTCTAAAACACCCACTAAATCTATTGCAATAAATTTAAATTCTGATTCACTAACATTCTCCCAAGAATCTAAATAAAACTTACCGATTAGTCTTTCAACAGGATCATCATCTCCTTCTGTAATACGCTCATAAACCAAGATGGGTAATCGTTCAGACAACAATGCATAATATTCACCAGAAAACATAGATAAACGATCATCGTTATTAATAATGCTAAACTCTAATGTGCTGATGGGTAATTCTGCTGTAATCGGATTGAATTCCTCTACAACAACCGCACTAATAATTTGCTCTTTTGTGAATTTAAGCTCTATGGATTCACTCAAGGTTAATAAGATTATAGAATCTGTGATTATCATGTTCTTGCTGGATCCCTGGCAATGAAATTAACAGTTAAACCTTTAAAATAATTCTGTCCATCTTTGGTTTTTCTTAATTCATCTCCAATATTGCTGAAATAAGCAGTATATGTATAGGGGGTACCAGTTTCGTCAGGAACTGTTACTTCATGAAAATCTGTGGCTTCTGTCAGTTTTTCCCACAGTCTTTGATATTCAGACACATTTAACGAAGCCCCCAGTTTTAATTGATAGTTGAAATATACACCTATCAATTCCCGATGTAGCCTGCCATCTACCGTGCGTTCAGCTGTCTTGTCCAGAAAATCTGCTCTTCTCGTAAGGCTAATTATTGGAATATCAAATTCTTCTTCATCAATAATGATCAACTAAAACTCCTTTTTACCAAACTGCCGCCTATGCGTACATTTTCTCGATCAATATAAGGTTTCAGCTCTCTCACCAGCTGGCCTAAAGAACCACCAAAATTAAGCGTAGTCTCAACCTGGATATTGCCAATTTCCTCTTGTATGATCTGCCTGATCAGTCCTTCTGGGGCTTCAAGATTGCGGCCTGAACGCTGATCGCCAAGAATAGCGGCGAATTCCGCGTTAGGCGGTATGACTGCTCCGGTGGCCAATCGGGGGATTTGCGGAGCGGTTACTTCGGGGATATTCAGGCCAAAGGTTGTTCCCGCAGCATCTCCGAATATGCCCCAATTAGGTATTTGCACGGAAATACTATTAAATGCACCGATGATCCCATTTATGCCAATAGCGATCCCTCGTAACATGCCATTGATCAAATCGATAAGACCATTGATGATATTTTTGACAAAATATTTGACCCCTGTAAAAACTGTCTCCCACTTTGTTTTTATCCAGTTGAGGGCGGTCTCAAAAGCATTACGGATAGGCATGACGACATATCGATCAAACCATGTACTGGCAAACAACCAGATTGTTTTCACCTTTTCCCAGGCATCAGAAAAGAATCTTTTTATATTTTCCCAACCCGCCTTGAACCAATTGGCCACTGGATCAATCACCTTTTCTTTGAACCAGCCAGCTACAATAATCCAGATGCGTTTAATATCTTCCCACAATCTTTTTGCGGTATCTGCAACATACTTAAAGAGATTTTGAAACATGCCCATCAAACCTCTTTCCGCCAGCCCCTCGCGCATGGTTTTGAGCAACCCAATTATCCAGTCCAAAATACTGATGATTGCACCGCCCGTCCATCGGGCTATCGGTTGCAGCACCTTTTCCCATAACCACGTTAATGCCGGTATAAGAAGGGGACTGACGATTTTCCATAATTCCTTAGCAATGTCAATGAGTAATCCAAAAGTTTCAACCAAAATGGTAATAATCCGTGGGGCTATTTCCTGACTCAGCCAATTCCACAGCGGTTCTAACACATTGGTCCAAATCCAATTCCAAATCTCTCCAATTTTCTGCTTCAACCATCCCCACCATTCCAGCATCTTTTCCATCCATGCAGGTTTTTCTACCGCCACCTCTTCCATCATGACATTTCCCCCAGCACCACCAGCCGCCGGTGTTTCCGGTTCCTGGTCTGCCAGATCAGCGGTATCCTGCTGCAAAACATTCAATTCGTCAAACGCCGCTAATGCGCCTTTGGCTGCTTTTTCCACGTTTTCTGTGTTGTCAGCCAGATTGTCGGTTGCATCAGCTGCTTCATCTACCGCCCCGGACACATAGTGCATATAGGTCGTCTGTCCGGTTAGTGCAGCGATAAACATGGATACCCAGTTAATTGCCTTCACCAGCCAGTCAATGATCTTCATGATCACAGGCGCAATGGCATTCAGCAATGTCGCGCCCATTGCCATCATAGAACCCTTGAGTGTGTTGAATGCTCCCTTTAGCTGCACGACACGATCGCGCATGGCTGATGTGACGCTTAAATTTTTATAAAGCGTGTCGGTCATTTTTTGCGCCCAATCAAGCAACTTTCTGATCGCAAATATTACAACCGCGGCCAAAACAGCCGCTAATGCAACGGTTATTCCAATTAAGGTTCCGAATAATTTAATGCAGATTTGAATAAACTGGATAATTCGCCTGAACGCCATTGACCCAACGTTTCCTAGTATCTCCAACATATTATTAATTTTGCTTCCGGCGTTTTTTATGCCGCCAAATGCATTTTTTACTGTGCTTCCAATTTTCTGGAACGTATTTTTGAAGACTTCTTTAACACGCTCAATCCCTGTCTTTGAAGAAACTACCAGGTCGCGCATGGAGCCATCAAACTTGGTAAACATGCGTTTTAGTCCTTCAACCAATCCGCTGCTGTCTATTTTTGTGTCAATTTTGATAGATCCATCCGTCATCATTTACCTCGGCTTTCTTTGCCGCGTTTGAACCGCTCTACAAACTCATTATCTAATTCGCGCTCTTCCAGCGTGCGATTGTCAATCTCCGGCAGATCGAAAATATCGGCAATCTCGCGTGCCATCGCACGTTCCTCTTTGCTGGCTTTGCCGGTCTTGACTCGTTTCCTCAAGCTGACCAGGTTACTGAACGTGGTCTCACTACCCATATCCATAAACAACGTCATGAACTTCCACCAGTGCATGTTTGCGGTATCGAGATCAATTCCATGAGTCTGTTTGAAGGCTGCCATAATGAAGGGCGCATCTTTGTCAAACGAATACAGGCGCATATCATTACCGGCTTCCAGTTCATCCCTGCCGCCATTGAGGAATTTGATGCCCTGTCGAATAGCCTGATCCAAATTGTCTGGCTTGTTCTTATAAAGATTGTCAATCAGCACCATCTGCTTTTCTATCGCCGCCAGTTCATTGTCTTCAAACGCCAAAATAATGCGTAAACAGGACCTGAAATCCGAATTGATCTCGTATTCAATCCCGTCGATTTCGACAGCATTGGGCAGTTCCTCTATCAGGATGTTCATTTCATCGCACGCGATTTCCTTGTGGCTGTATTGGAGTACTTTTTCACCTTCTCTTCGCGAACCTTGCTGAAATATGGCGAAATACCCTCAAAAAACTGGCCGATCATTTCAAAGTCCAGCGCGTCGCCAAAGGCTTTCTGGCTGGTGCCCGGCCCAAATAATCCGTCTATCTTTTCATACACGAACTGGCAGGTCTGTTTCATGAACTCGATCTGTTGATCCAGGTTGATCGGCATCCCGTCAACGTCCAGCTCGCCTGTTTCCAGTTCTTTGGCCTTCGCTTCCAGCTCTGTTTGTTTTTTCCTGAATTCGGCATACATGGCATAGTAGCGTTCGGTGAACAGGATATCGTTTGGATTGAATTCAATGATTCTGTTCTCATCGCCATTAATCGCCAGACGTACCCCGCCGGTAATCTTTAGCTCATCCATAAGCCGCCTTTCTATGTAAAGCCCCGCCCCAATATGCGGGGCTTATTGTTAACTGCCAGAATCTTCAGTAAATGTACCGGAATCAACATCAAATTCACCTTCCACGGGATCACCCAGGAAATTGATGGTGAAATTGATCTTATTGGTCTCTCCACCGGCTCCGCCAAAGGAATCAATTTGGATACTGACATCCTGCTTTTCCGCCGGATAACCGGCTACGCCCTCATCCTCATATACCCAGACATTGACGATATCTGTCTTGGCTGCGTCCAACACGGCGCGAGACTGTCTCAGTCCATCGATGAAGTCAAAGACATCATCACCGGAAACGCAGGACATTTCAACTGGCATGGTCGGGCGGTATGATTCGATTTCTGTCGTACCGCTGTCCTGATGGATGTAGGTTTCCTCAACGGTCTGCGGGTTGTACTGAATTTCCGCATTGGTCACGCCGTCACCCAACAAGGCATAATCGGGGATCTCCGACGTTCCCACATTTAGAAATGTTTTGAATAGACTACGCTTTACTTTGGCCATTTTTTACCTCTTTCTTTTTTCATTATGAACTTGATTCTTCTTCAAGCGGCTCCTGCTTATACTGGAGCGCGCACTGAATTTGATATATACCCGTGGCACTTTCACCCTGCTCGAACAGATAGCCCCAACCGGTCGCATTGATGGATTCCGCAACTTGACCAATACCCAGCGTTGGCAGGTTGCCGCTTTCTGTTTGTTGTTCCAGCCAATCCGCAAAGGCTTCAAAAAAGCCCTGCGATTCCAATCGCTCAAGATCGTCAGCAGTGCTTTCCATACTTTGTAAGGCAAACGGATAAACGCGCAGGGTTGCACCTGTTATGTAGAATTCCAATACTCGCGCACCTGGCAGCGGAACGATGGAATATTCAACCGGGCTGTTGCCCAGATAATCCACCCACACCGGTGCGCCGCTTTTCAGGCTGGAATAACTTTTTATGTAGGTCTGGATGGCGCTGATCAGGCTCATTTGCCACCTCCGGCAATCATTTTTGCTTCCGCAACGATTCGTCTACCCCAAACCTGTTTTCCCCTCTCAAACCAATAAGGGCCGCGCAATGGACCAGTTTGGCTGGGGTTTTTACGTGCCATATAGTATTGATAACATGCGTAAGACGCGATCCATTTCACTGTACCCGAGCCGACAATAGTTCCCAACTCCCCGGACTTGACCAACATTCCAGTTTTTTTCGGGATGAACGGTTCACATAAATCCAGCACACCAGCGTCCAGGTGTTTTTGTGCTTCAGAATACTGCTTCACCCATTTCTGCCTGAAGTTGGTGTTCCATTCCAGCACAGCCTCGCCGTTCTTATCGTGATAGACCCGCCCGCGTGGAGTCCTAATTTCCATTAGCTGCCTCCGCATTGAATATGCTGCATATGCGCCGATCCATAATCCATCAAATCCACGCTTTTAACCGTGATAGTCGTATAATCCGCTCTCAGGTTGGTCATGGTGTAAGTCGGGCTGATGGTCTTGGTTACCGCACCCTTGACCAGCACATCACCAACTTTTATCGATACGGTTATGTCGGGTATGTAAATCGCCGCGCTGTCGGCTGCTAATAATCCAGACTTGATCACATTCGCAGCCTTGCGGTTCTCCCAAAATACAGCCGAAATCGCCGAGCGTGTCCAAACCTCTGATCCATTCACGATCGAGCGGCTATAAAGCGTTGCCGATGTGTTAGTCTTCATCGACCTCGCCTCCATATTCACCATCGGCAAATCCGGGAAACATCAACGCGGTACCGCTCAAATAGATTTTGGCAGCGTTGCTAAGTTTTTGATGATTCGAAAGCTGCATTTCGCTGGTGGGCGCGTAGGTTACGGAATGGTTGCCGATTCTCTCGCTTTCAATACCGCCCGGTTGTGAGGTTTGTGCTTTCAGCTCCTCCGCCACCTCGCACATGGCAAACTTGATTTTTGTTACCGTGTCCACATCCGTTTCATCCTTAGCACGGTTGAAGGTGAACATATCAATGAACGCTGATGCTCTGACTGCCAATGCTGGGAATTCGGCTTGTGTGATCTCGGTTCCCAGATAACTTGTGCTGTAAAACGTCCAATCGGCATAGCTCATAATTCACCATTCGCTTTCTTCAAAAAATGTGATTTTGAACGCTCCATGTTTTCCTTGTATCCATCCACCGTCATACGCCTGTGAAAGTGATCCGGCTGGTCCGCCAGGTGAATAAACGGCAATGGTACGGTTTTTATCGGAATGCCCTTTTCCTGCGCCCGCCATGAGTAATCCAAATCATCAAATCCAGCATGCAGGTAATATTCATCAAACTCGCCGACTATCTCCCAAACAGCCTTGTGCATGATTATCAGCCAGCCATAGATATAGCAGAATTTTTTACCTGCCCCCCATCTGGCAGGTTTTTCCCTGATTTCCATGCCATACAGCCCGTTATAAGGCAGTTGTTTGATGGTATCGGCGAACATGCCCGTACACTTGATATCATCGTTAGAGAACATCAGCCAGTCACCAGTAGCAGCTCGTCCGCCAATATTCAACGCCTGCATATAGTTGTAATGTCCATCCGGCTCGTTCCTGAATAATCTGTAATCGCGATTCATAGGGTACGGTTGCGGTGAACCGTTATCTACCAGGATGATTTCAGTTTTTGGTTCATACCTTTTCACGGATTCTATATAGGGGAATGCATAATCGCCCCATTTGCTATTAGCAACGACAATCAAGCTGATCATTTTTTCTTTCCACTCCACACTTTGCCAACTTGCGCTATAAAGTCATTTTCTCCTGCAGGCTTTTCGGCCACAAACTTAACAATACCTGGATACTTTGGCAGTATATGATCGTGGAATGCGATAATTCCACCTTTTACCAAGAACGGATACCATGCGTTGTAGTCTGATTTAACCGATTCATATGAATGGTCCCCATCGATGTACAGCATATCAATGCTGCCTTTGAATGACTTAACCACACGTGTTGAGTAGCCCTTGATGATTTTGATTTTGCTCATCAAATCCAGTTTTGTGAAATACTCAACCGCCTGAATCATGCGGTGATAGTGGGTTCCTTCCCAGCAGTCGACCGCATAAACCCGCACTTCTTTTTTTGCACCAATTGCAATAAATGACGTTGATCGCCCATACAATGTGCCTATCTCTACAATCAAGCCACCCTCTGGAACTTGTGAAGCAAGCCATCCGAGATGCCGGCCTTCTTCATCAGTTACACCCCAATGTTTTATGCTATGCTCATCTATCAGGGCGATTTTGGTGATATCCATCATCATTGATTTGTTTTCTTTTACTGTCATAAATAACTCTCCAGTGTTTTTACAAATCTTTTTCCATCAAACGGTTGCCCGATAAAACAGCTTTTCCATTTTTCTACCTGAGAACAGCCCGATAGTGAACTTTTAAGCAAACGCAACATGTCTTTTGAGCTCTGGCAATCTTCAACGTTTAACGGATATCGCATATAATCCCTGTACTTTTCCCAGTTCCTGGCATAGATCAGTTTTCCGGTTTTGCGCGGACTGTTATGTGGTTTTATTCCTTCGCCTAACATAACTAATGGATGACCTAAGGCTACCGCCATGTGTGCAAAGGTAAAAGCGCCAATAACCACATGCGACCGCTGCATGTCGTGCGTTGATCCATCAAAATGACCTGTGATGTAGTTCACACGTTCATCTTTCCATATCCCGTTATATTTCAACGGTTGAATATGTCTTACGGCAAGAGATATCTCATCCAGCAGGCCCAAGAGAAGTTGAAAACATTTTGTGTTCAGTTCCCGTTCTTCAGCCGGTAAAAACCCTTTTCCAACCGGATGAATAGGGGCAAACAGCACACGGATTTTGTCCTGTGGCTCTTTTTGCCTGAAAGGATGAATCTCAGTGTACGGCCACCCGGCAATCTCGATAGGGTTTGGATATCCTATGCGCCTTAGTACTGCTGCGTGCCCTTCGGCGATGGTGAACAATGCGTTGACGGGGTAATACTGATCAGTCAAATCGTGCGGGATGTTAGGCCTGACGCTATGGGGATAAACAAAGATCGGGATGCCCATTTCTTCAGCTTTGATGATTTGGCTCCGCCACCTGACCTCGATTCCGGCAAATAACCCATTCCATTCGTGGTCAATCAGTAAAAATCGCGCCCGCTCCATCCTTCTATGAGCGGCATACTTCTTTTTCCGCAAAGCTTCCACATATGGTCTGGCTTTGTGCTGGTGTTCAACAATGCAATAGCGGCGCATTCTATAAGGGGCGGTTATTTGACCGCCCCGTTATTAATGTTCAATTAACTGGATGCCGCTTCCGCGTGAACATAAATGCCGTCCGCTTTGTTGTCATACACAAAGGCGTCATGGTACAGGCGATACTGCACCTTATAGGCATCCATTTCCTGGTTCTCGTCGGGGCTGAAGATCTTCAGATCCGCGTGTTTGGCCACCTGTAGCACCGCGCTGGGATGGATAATCATAAAGTTGATATCCTCTCCCGTTGCAGCGTACCCGCCAGCGTCCACGGATCCACCCGCGTTAAGAGTCACTTCGGTTGAGAAGCGGCCTTGCGGGACCATGATGACCGGCATTCCATCCAACATTTGCAGCCGGCGATCAGGATTGCCTTCACTCGCCCAGGAGCGTGTGAGTGCGGCTTCAAGCAGCGAGTGGCAGGCATCCGAGATATAGAGCAAACGCCCTTCCGGCGGCACTTCATCAGTGTTCAGCGCAGCTTTGGCGACGTCGATGGCAGCCAGTACAGCCGCTGAGGTTGCCAGCGATCCGGTCGTTCCATTGCCAGCACCATCAGCAAAAACTGAGAAGCGATAGGCGTCAACTTCCGGTACAACCTCGGTGCGCATGAACTCGCCGGCCAGCGTACCAAAAGCCATGCCTAACGTTTCCTCATCGTCCATGCGGTCGATGTTGAATTCACGCCCACGATCTTTTGACAGAGTCAGGGTTTCCCATGTGCCGACGATCTGGCCCTTAGGGTATCCGCTTGAGCGGCTATATGTGCCCAGGCCGATCACATCGGTCTTGAACACCTTGACTACATTCGCGCCTGCAAAGCTGACCGGTTTTGACGGAGAATCCATGCGCGCCGTCAGCGACGCGAGTTTATATATTTCATCCAGAATCGGTTGATATTTCTGGGCAAGGGTGATTGATTGTGCCATTTTATTTTTCCTTTACTTTTCTACTACTTTTCTACCGGCAATCCGGCTGCCTGCCTTGCGGCGATAACAGACGCATCACCGATCACGGTTTTATTTTTCCCGCCGGTCACGATCTTGGGATCCGGCTCGATAGACTCGAACAGATAATCTTTGGAAGTTTTGAGAGGCTCGATCTGCTCACTTAAGCCAATGAACTTGCCGTCATCGCCCAGCTTCAACATGTCCTTTTTTAGATGAGGAATAACATCTGCAGGGTCTTTGACTTTCAATTCTTTGAGCTCGTCAACCAGGGCAGCGTCAAATTTCATTAAGGCGATCTTTTCATCCGCATCCTTTGCGGCCTGGGTAGCCTTCGCTTCCCAATCTTTTGCTTTCGCTTCCCAGTCAGCAGCTGCTTTCTGAATGCCTTCCGGATCCAATTTCTTGAATCCATCAATGGTTTCATTAGCCTTGTCCAGCTGCTCTTGAACCGCAGTCAACTTGTCGCCGGCTATAACCAATTCGTTCTTATGTTTTTCAATATCCTTACCATGCAGGACAATGATTTCATCCAGCACTTCTGGCTTCAATCCAGCCTTTTCCAATGCTTCGGTTGTGAACCCCAGTTTTTCTAAATCTTTCTTGTTCATTATCTGTTCCCTTTCTCATGTCTACACTTTTTACGTGGTCGTGTTCACGCAACACCCGCCCTTTTACGTTTGCGGATAACGAAAAAACGCCACACCAACAGGATTTCTCCTGAAAGCGTGACGTTAGTCCCACTTTATTAGTCGCGCCCGACCCAGAAGGCCTGACGCTGTATATTTACAATATATTATAGCACACCTATTCTATGTTTTGCAAGTATCCCTGATCTCTTTTTCGTACCAGGCAATAAACTGCTTGCACAATGAATAAAGCAGATTTAAGAACGAGCGGAATTCTTTACTCATTTCTTTTTTCTATTGCAATCATATTCGTTTTATGGTATTATGTAATCAGGTTCTGAGGTGGGAAGTCGCTTCCCACATTTCCGCAAGGAGAGAGATGGCAAGTCGCGCGATGCCGTACGGGACCCCAAACTGGTGCGAGATTGACGGATGCCAACTCAAGGCCAGTTTTATTTTGCTTTCATCCATCTATCTTTAAGAGTTCCATCCTCATAAAAAATGTATTGATTGTTTGCCCTGAACATTGTCCAAATTTTTGCTCTATTATTTTTGAAGTTGATAACCACAGTTAAAAAAGGATTTCCTGTTTCACCAATATAAAAAACATGCGCAATATTTATTCCTCTCTGCTTAGAATCTCTAGGTAGAGAATCAACAAATATAGGATTTTGTATTGTCCTTAGGACCAAATCCTGATTTTTAGAGAACCATTCTCGATCATTTTTATGTATTCGCCATGTATGATCTTTGCCGATTTCATCAAAAATTATCCTTTCAGACTTGAATTTTTCATTGTTGTATCGTTCGGATAAATCAAACGGCTGGCTAAATATCGTCTCAGTTTCTTTTAGCGTTAGGTCAAACAAGCTTCCCTGTTGTGCCAACTGCAAATCACGATCAACATTTTCTACAGGCACCAGGGGCATAATCCTTTCCCTCTCATACTGCCTGTACAGCCCGGTCTGCTTCGTAAAATCGCGCATACGCGCCTGCCATTCGCGCACCTTCGCAGTCTCTGCACTGGCATCCAAACCAGCTGCTTTCAATGCTTCTTCCTGGCGCTTCCAGTACCGGATCTTTCGTTCAATCTCCCGCTGTTTCTGAGTAGCGTCATACCAGCTCATCTCTTGGCCGTTATAAATGACGGTTTTGCTGGCGTATTCCTGCATCATAGCCTCGTTGTAGAGCTCATCGGAAATGCCTGGGTAATACGCGTGGTGTGAATGCCGACAATTTATTCCATAAAGACCAACAACCGTTCCATAGCCGGTTATCTCGTAGAAATTGGGGTAATCAGGATTTCCCATCCGTGAGAACACTCGACCTTGCCACAGCTCGTGATTCTCCGGCACATCACCCTTGTTGCGCGCCCCAATATGCGCAGAAGTCTGCACGAGATCAGTTCCCATTTCATCCAAACGGGCTTCGGTCAGTTCTCCGGCTGTCTGGCTCACGCCGGTTAAGACAGTGCGCCGGACTGCAACATCCAGCTGATCCTTTCTCCCGCTCGCATAACCGATAGTCGATAACCCTTTATTGGCTACTTCAATCACTGCATTTCTGATGGCCGTGTTGTAGTCAAACGCGCCGCTAGACACTTGCATATAAGCCAAATCAGCAGCATCGATGAAAGCATTCTGGGCGCTGGATGCCGTGGACATGGTCAGATTGCGGATAACCCCCCCGGTCTTTCTCAGGCCAGCAGCCAATACCTGGGTCATTGCCGGCGACAGGTTCAGGGGTGTTGGTTTCAGTCCTGCCGCTTTGTAAATCGCATCATCGAACGTTACCGATTTAACGCCCGCTTTCTGAAACACACGCCGCAATTCTCTTACACTCTTTCCTGTCAATTTGGATAATTCCTCAAGCGCGTGTTCATAAACCAGCCCAGCCTCAATCAGCCGTTGCATCTGCCAGGCGGCCATGTGGGTTGTTTTTAGTTTTGCCAGCCTTCGTGCAATGTCTTTGATAACCGACATTTGATAACGCTCATACAATTCCATGAGCGGCGCAATCAAAATATCAAGCTGGTCAAAGTTCAGCACTTATTTGTTACCTCGCACTGCAGCTATAAAATTAGTTTACGTTTGAGAATAATTAGCCAGGCAATTTTTAATCGTTTCTTTAGCGGAAGCTCCAATATTGCTACACCCAGGTTGTCATAAAGCGAAGGATATGCTCTTTTAACAATTCGTCTCAATTTCTTGACTTGCTTGTTGTTCATCACTCCTCTTCAAAAAAACTGCCCTGCCCATCCCGCGCTTCCGCTACTTTTGCTTTTGCAGTTTTCTCGTCCTCACCCATGTTGCGCATCCTGAATTCAACCGTACTCATAATGCCCTGCTGAACCAATCGCAAATCCCGCTGGAATTGTGCATCCTTATCCACAATCACCGAATCGTCAAAATCATATGTCGCAGTATATTTTCCTTTGGGTACTTTGCTCAATGTCGCCCATGTATCCATTGCATACAGCAGATCATCCAGCGCGCTTTTTACCGCTTTCTGAACATCCACCACGGTTGCATATGAGCGCTGTTTTGCACTGGCTATTTCGGTAGCTGTCTTTTCGATGGTGTTGGGATCGGATAGTGTCCCATATGCTAGCCCGCAGGTAAATTCGATCTGTTTCAGAATTCGATCCAACCCATTGAGAATATTTTGCTCGCGGATGCTGGGTGTCCACTCTTTGAAAAGCTCCCCCTCCGCGCTGCCTGTTTCAAGGGTGCGATAGAGGCGTTTATTTGGCAAAATTGGTTTACCACTAGTGTCCTTGCCGAAAGCTAGCACATCAACAAAAATGGCGGCTTGTGTGGCTTCAAATTCCCACATCAGGTTTGACCATTGCAAATCGGCCTGTTTTATCAGATCCACCGCGCGGCTGAAACATGACACGCCCAATGGTGAAGAGGCATCGATGTTGTTGGCAAGCGGATAGCGGAAATACGCGAAAAGTGGTTTGTCAACACCTGTTATCAGCGCCTCCTCTTCCAGTCCATCCCAGTCATCGATTACCGAGAGCGACACTTTCGTACCCAGCATATCCCCCGAGTTGCTTTTATAAGCCGCGTTTCGCACCTGGTAGCCGGTATCTGATAGCTCGTGAAATTCTAACCGCGTGTACCAGCTGTCACCTTTCTTGCGCTGATCCACAAAGACAGCTGAGATAATATTGCCGTTGCGGTCAAACTCAACCGGATAAAACTGATCGGCGTGTACAAAATCAACATTCAGATTTTTCCCGTCCACATATGGTTTTAAAATGAGTCCGCCTTTGGCTGAGCCGAACTCGATCACATCCCGCAATTTATCCAGCACCTTCTCAAACTGGGCTGCCAAATAGTCGGCGCGTTTGCTGCCTTCGATGGTCATCATCATTTCGATGGTGGCGGTGCGTGCAATTTCCGATGCAATCGCGGCAGCCAGGTTGAGCGAGTAAATCTCGTTCTCTTTTAGCCAGGGAGAATCATTTGCGTACATCTTCGCCCACAGCTCCAATGCTTCGATCATCGGCTCGCTGATGGCAATGTCCACCTGCATAGCCTGTTTTATAGTTTGTTTACCTATCATCGTCATCCACACCTTTCTAATCCAATCAATTATTTTTCTGATCATGCAGTACCCCTTCTCCGCCAGATCATGTTAGTCGCATAACGCACTGCCGCGATTGCATGATCATCGCGATCCGGAAATGAACTGATATACTCGCCATCTTTGGTTTGCTCATACTCGTAATGCAAGAATTCTTCTGCTGTATGTGGACAGCGCTGGTTATCAATCACGATAGATTTAAGCCCCTGTAAAAACTTGATACTATATTCCACTGATCCAGGTCCCTTTTCCGCACCCCTTGCCGCAGCACCATACTCGCGTAGATCAGCGATACTCTTTGGCTCGGCAGAATCGCAGATCAACGTATCACTCGGCTGTAATCCTGCAGCTGTCATCAGATCGTATATTCGCCGGTTGGCTGCTTTCCACGCCCGCATTTCGCCAAAAATGTATAAAGTCAAGCGTGCTGAGTCATAATGGCATCTGGCATAATGCGCAGGGTCTGGGTAATATCCAAAATCAAGCCCGTGTAAAACATGATCAAATTGACTGATTTCCTGATCTGTGATCTTGCGCAGCTCCACATTCTCGAACACCAGTCCTCCGATGCCAATGGATTCGCCCATGTACTCATGCCGATAAGCGTCAGGGTTTATCTCCTTGAGGAAATCAGCCTCATCCATGAATGCTTTTCCTAACCACTCGGGCGGAACATCCAGATAGGTTGAACGATGAACCAGTCGATTTTCGTTGGGGATCTCCATATCTTTGATTGCCCAGTTATTACGAGAGCGCGGTGGGTTGATAACCTTGATCTGAATGGCATGATCACCGCCACGGATGGCTGATTGTACAATCGAGCGCACAGCAGCTGTCCCCCTGAATTGATCCAGCTCCTCAAATAATAGGATGCCGATGTAACCAAATGGCGGCTTAATGGATTTTATTTTCAACGGATCGTCACCGCCTCTAAAATAGATCTTCTGGCCAGTGGGTTTATAGGTGATTTCCAACGGGTTGGTCGTGCATTTGAATTTCCCTTCAAGATCAAAATAACCACTGAGATAATCAATCGCCCAGACAAGCTGGTTGTAGACAGAATCTCGTAGCGTGTCCTTCACCTGACGCAATGCCAACCCATGCACTTGTGGATTGTTGAGCAGCTGTTCGATGGTTATCAGACTCGCAAAACTCGACTTGGTCGAGCCGCGCCCGCCACTCAATACGTACTCACGATGCTTGGCAGCCCAGATATCGCGGTAAACGGGCATGAAATTGGGGGAGATGGAATCCGCGGGGAGTTTGTAGAATTCTTTGGTTGAATCATCACCCCAGGCATCCGACTGCATATCTAATCCCAACAATTTAGCACGTCTCTCCTGGATACGAATGCAGCGATCTACCGCGCCATGATTACCTCTTACGGCTTGTTCATACATTTTATTAAATAGAACATCTAACCGCTGAAGTTCAAGCGCGCGTAATTGATTTGCGTCCTCCAGAACCTTTTCGCGTAGCTTTCCTAATGCACGCATGATAGCCTTGTAAGCCCCCTGTTCGGTTATTTCAAGGCGCTTTCCGATCTCTGCGTATGTAAGTCCAGACATTCTTAAGCGCATACCCTCGCGCTCTCGCTCAAGGGCTGTGAACTTTTTTTTACTCGCTTTGCTCTCGGGACCCATTTCTAAACCACATAAGGCTATACTTTTTCAAGCAGTGCGTGTTGAAATTCATCATCGTCATAGATCACCACACGCAAATAACGACCGCGGATATCATGAGCCAATGTCAAAATATTCCCTTGTGTCTCCGGCAAATCTAATTCCATCCGGATACCACCGTCAATCATTGTTTTCACGCGACAGATTGTTGCCTGGAAATCAACTAACGGCTCTAATTCACTCATTGCGGCCACTCGTAAAGCATAAAATTATCAAGAGATCGCCTGCTCATCCACCAGCCCTCAATACGGGTTTCGAGTATCTCGTCATAGTAGTCAACGTGTTTACAGTAAATCGCCGTCCGCTCCATCATGCGCTCATAGTCCCAACGCACCACGCCATCACAGCGCATGTCAACGCGGTAAAGCGGGTCGATGGTATAGATGGGTAGGTCAAGTTCAGTCATATCATCAAGGCGCATCCTTGTATTCTTCAATCGTTTTATATATAGACCAGGCGATGAAACTTAGAACACGTGGAAGTAACACCCAAAACCAACTCCAATCAATATGACCAGTTAATTTGAGCCCAATAAACAACAACGTAAGAGCATCTAAAAATCTCATTATCTCACCTCATTGATCATGCTCTTCACTCCACGATTTACCTTATCCCTTATTGCCCTCATACCTTTCTCGTAAACTCCTCACTTACCCAGCCAGTATCACCGCCCGATAACTCAACGTGCAACCATCCATCACGCCGTTCTAACACTTTCGCCGGATCAGTCATTCGCGGGCTGATTACTGGTCTATCTCCAGAATAAACTTCTGGTCTATTTCTGAACGATAACCACTCACAATTAACCACCCTTACATATTCGGGCTTAGGTTCAGGCGGTGTAGGCGGGTCAGGTTGTTCAGGTACATCATCCTCAATACCAAACTCAGCGTATAAGTCAAACAACGAGCCGTTATAGACATTTAAATCAAGGGCATTATTCTGTGTTCCGTATGGATACTGTCCACCATAGTACACGCCATCGCCCTTATCCGAAAACTGCCAGAATGTGAACGGTTTATTATTCGTTTTCCAAAGTCCCGGCATGGTCGGCATGGTGGTGGTCGTGTAAACAATTTCAGGAATGCCACGCACGGGAAATAGTAAGGCGGTCAGCCAATAGTTTGCAATCCATAACGGGAAATCTAAAGCCCAATTACTTACAGATTCATTTGACTTGCCTATTTTGTCCCAATAACTCGGCGAAGTGTAGATAATCGGATTCTTGCAGCACAGATCGCGCAGTGTGTACAAAAACCGCTGAATCCATGACATACCTATCGCTTCAAGTCCAGGTGGATCTTCTAAATCCAACACCGGTGGAAGTTCTGCGTCATAGTCTTTGATGATCGACCAAAAATATTCAGCCTGTCTTTGGGCGGTTATGGTCGCGCTGTACCGTGCGAAATGGTAAAACCCTCGCGGTATGCCAGCTTCTTTGAAAGTTCTTTGAAAGTTCTCAACAGCGGGGTCTTTACCTAATCGTTCCGATGCCTTGATGAACGCAAATCCAACGCCGCGCTCTTTCGCTACTTGTGGATCAAAATAACGCTTAATGTCTTGTGCACTGTCCGTTTGCCACTTTGAGACATCAATTCCAAGTGTATAAGCTTTCATAATTTATATGGGGCGGCGGGCTGAGGAGGTGCAACCACACCGCCCCGGCAAGTGGTCGTGTTAGGGGCTTACGGAATAAATCGCCTGATTGACGACTAAGGCGCTGATAAACGCCTTGATCAATTCGATGGCACCCGCTTGACCACAGGCCAACTGTGCACCTGGAATAAAACTCTCCAGCAAACCAGCGCATGACAGACCAAACACGGCAACGGCAACAACAGCCATAAGACCAGCCATCACCAACCGTTTTATTTCACTGGTTAGATTGTCCCAAGAACCCTTAAGACCTGGCACATAGCTAAACGCCAAACTGATAACCGCCCCTGCAATACCTGATAAAAATTCTGCTTCCATTCCTTTTCCTTTCGATTTTAAAAATTGTTAAAATAAAAGCCCGAAATGACAGTACTCTGTCACTTCGGGTTTGCCTCGTAAGTGATGCAATATTCAGTTGTTGAATTTATTATAACACTTTTTTATTTCATTCTGCCTCCCTTATCCAAATATTTTCTGCTGACTTCCCCAAGTTTGATAAAAGCGATCTCACCATCATAGACTTCAATGGCTATCTTACCAAACCCACTCTTAGCACGAATGATCTCCAAGTAATCACAAATATCCGCCAACTGCTCGCATGTGAATGGATTTTCAGACAGATAAGCGGCGCGGGGTTCAATCATCGTTGACTTCATCTCCCTCGTCTACAATAATTTTTTCTAACGTTGGGATAACATGGTCTGGCACAGTATGACCAGCTTTTATGTGCTCTTTTAGGTGAGTAATCATTTCTGAGTAAGTACTAAATCGCGGGTCAGGGTCAGTCATCGTACAACCGGCACACACAATTCCACCAAATTCATGCTCATAAACATAAACGTCACTTTTAGGAATTATAATCTCGCCAATTTTATATTCTTCTCTCGCAAATCTACAGTAGCTCATTTTGCATCCTTTATCCACATAAACGCTTTTTGCAGTTGGGTAGCCACTCGTTCCTCATGATCTATCCCATCCTCGCGCATCTCGTTTATAAAAATGTGCATCAGCTCATGAACTATCGTTCTCTCTATGTCCGATTTTTTTAATTTGCGAATTTTTTCCATCCCGAAGGTAATAGTTGCTTCCTGGTAACGCCAATCACATTCGCATAAAGCGGCGGTGTTATATCCGCCATGATCCATCTTGATCACTTCGTCCCAATCAAAATTCACCCGCCAGTAACCAAGTCCTGTCTGCGTAACCCACCAGCTCAACCTTTCTCGGATGAAGTTTTTTAGTTTTTTGTCACTCATACCAGGTGCACCATTTAAACTTTTTCAGCCATTTAAACTCGTCTTGAGTGTATGGCTGTTCTCCGCGCTTATTATGCACGTTGCCATTCTCATATACCCAGCGCTCCCAATCGTTATCAGGATAATCCCATCCACCATAATAGGTGCTATGGATGTAATTAGACTTATACACATGCGCCATTATGCTTTCCAGGCGGTGGCAGAAGTTATGCACCATCTCACGCAAACCACGCTCATAACTGAACCCCATGACAATAACGGGCTTGATATTCATTTCAAGCGGGGGGCTGTTCAACCAATAGGCGCCTTTGCCTATCATACGGCTCTCATAAAATCCGAAGTAAGGCCCCCCCCACAACCAAACCTCGTCATAACCTGGGTGTATTACTCGCCGATAATCAATAATTGCAAGCTGGTTGTTTGAACCCCGTATTGCTTTATGCGGATCTCTCATCACCTCGTTGTATAGTTCGGGGGTATACTGTCTGCCAGCGTCAAGTATAGGAAACACGCCATGTTGATAAACGGCTTTTACACAGTAGTTTTTGCCATATCGTTTCATCAATTGGATAAACTGCATTGTGAGATCAAGCGGCTCGTTATTCCACAAGTCCTCAATCGGCTTGTAGATTATTATCAGAACGCTTATCGGTTTGCGACTGATCCAGCGACGAATAATGTCGTAGGCTCTCATGTTACATCCCTCCACAAATCCTGTCTAAACACAACGGACAAAGTATTCGCCCGTCATTAACTAACATGCTGACTATATCCTGCTCGTCATAGTAGGCATGGGTAGCCATCTCTCCATGTTCATCGCATTTGACATAGTGGTCGTCTGGCACGGTGTAAATCGGCAGAGGTCTTTCAATAAAATTTTCATCAAGATAGTAGCCGTCTCTCATTCCCTTCAATCCTCGGCAAAAACAGCTATAACGCAAATTGCTAGTAGTATTAAAATAATCAGCCCAAAAATAATTTCAGACATTAGTCAAACCATTCTCTTGATCCAAATAATCCATAATTTCTTTTTTAGCTTCCTCGAAACTGTAGCAAACCACCGCCAAGTAACCGGCTCCAAGCAATCTTTGGATCCATTCATTCTGATTTTTAGTTGTGCGATTTTTTCCTGCTTTCATTTCGATAAAAAGCCCATGAAAACCATCACGCGGACAGGCAAGAAGAATATCCGGTACTCCCGCCTTTACCCCTTCAGCTTTCATCTTGGCCGCAACTGCCTTGTGTCTATGGCCGCCGTTTGGAATGTGGAACATTGATTTAAGCTCCGGTATTTTAGTTTCCATATAACGCGCCCAGGCAAAAAGATTTACTTGTTCATCATGTTCAGACATTTCCAGGTATCTCCCTTCACCAAGTGTCGTACGGTTGTTTCTCCGATGTTATATTTCCTCGCAAGAGACGCAATTCCTTCGCCTTTTTTGTAGGCAAGATAAATTTCTTTGGCTTGTTTATTCGTTATTTTTGATCTTGGATGATTTTGTCCGAAATATCTCGGGGGGACAGGCTTTTCTCTGCCAAGAATTTCAAAAGAATGAATTACATTCTCGCTTGGGGTAACCCATTCAAGATTATCAAGCCGATTATCAAGCTTGTCTCCGTTTTTATGATTCGCCTGTTCATTTTCATTTGGCAATCTTGCAAAAGCCATTAGAACCAATCTGTTTGGTCTTTCTGTCCTACTCTTCCCATTTTTACTAAGCCGATAGCCATAATAATCTCGCATCAATCCAGGTTTCAATGGCATTTCTCTACCGAACCGAATGTTTTTTACTTGCCCCATTTTATTGATTTGGTATAGCCCTTCGTAACCAGGAATATCTTTCCACGCAACCTGCTCAAGGTGTTCTGAATTGTTCATACTGGATACTCCTCCCAAATCCGCCCGTCAAGTTCTGGCATTTTTATAAGCTGACCGTTAATTTTTGTTTTTGTCATCAATATCCAGCCCTCGCCTTTTTATAGGTCCCATGATTATCAAATAATGTGATTCGCTGCCTTATTAATTTGTATTTTGTGCTCTTTTTTGTCATGTCGTAATCCTGCAATATCCTGTGCATCTTATAAAAATTTATTCCAGCACATTCACAGAACAATGCACCTTCTTCACTTCTCAGCCATGTCATTATTTCTTCAAACCGCCCTTCATCTCTAACAGCCAGCAGTTCATGTATAGCCCTCTTGATCGTTGCAGCTGCCAATTTTCTATAAGGATCTTCGTAACAAGGTCCTTGTGCACCTGTTAGTGTGTGTCCAGAAATTGATTCTCTAAACATGATCAGTCCTTGTGGGGTGTGCGATAAGATAGGTCTCTCTCCAGGCACTTAAACGCCGGAAAACCATCATCACGGATAAGCACAACATACCTATCCGGTACATCTTCTCTGAATTTTGAAAAATAAAGTTTGACTTTGTTATCGCTGTCACCTTCGATCAAAAACATGGCTATGTCTGTGTCATACGCTATCTGTGCTGATCCACGGATCCCTGACAAATTAGGCGTTTGACTGTCCATTTCCGATTTTGTCATGCTGTGGATCACCAGACCGGTTAACTCCAGATCTTTGCAGATGTTTTTCAGTGATTTGCTGATGTAGGCCAAGCGTTCATGGTCATCCTTTCCATAACGGTCCTGCAGGAGATACAGGTAATCGACAACAAACCACCTGATATGGTGCATGGCTTTCAGCCTGGATAAATCTGCTCTCAGGCTTGCAGTGGTCCAGCTGGTGTCGTCTGATAAGTAAATTGGAAAATTTTCAAAAGCACTTATGGCCGCCGTGATGTTATCCCATTCGCCGTCTGACAGATTTCCGCTTCTGATGTTGCGCGTCTTAACCCGTGCTTCCGTGCTGACAGGACGCCGAACAGTCTGCACCCGTCCCATTTCCATTTCGTACACCGCTCCTGGGGCTTCGTTCGCCATGCCCACTGCCATTTGTATAGCCAGGATTGATTTTCCAAGCCCCGGCTTCCCCATCAGAAGTGTCAATTCTCCAGCATGATGTCCACCTGTCAGGAGATCATAATCATATAAACCGGTTGGTATGCCCCAAATGTCTGACGGATTTTCATAACGCGCCTTTACTTCGTCATAAAGGTCTGACAATGCTCCACTGATATGCTGCGCACCCCTGGCTGTTTTTGCCTCTGTTACCAGCTTTGTCATGAATTCTGGTATCTTTTTATCAATATCATCATTTTGGTTGTAAGCCGCTTTTGCCATTTCAGACGCCAGGCGTACAATCTCCCTGCGGCGCGCTTTATCCCTGACAATCTCGGCATAAGTTTCTGCGTGTAAACTGGACGGCACATCTGCCACCAATTGGATCAGCAAAGGATCGTTGATTTTTTCGTTGACTGAAAGAATATCAATTGTCCTTCCCTCAACAGTCAAATCCTGAAACGCCTGCCAGATTTTTTGATGCTCAACCAGGTAAAAATCGATAGCCTGTAAATCCAGCTCCTTGAAAATTTCCTGGTTTATCAATACCGCTCCCAATACGGCTTTTTCTGCCTCAATGGATCTAATTGGCTCTGTCACTTAATACCTCCTGTGGAACAAATTCTTTGCCGACACTTTTATTTGATTGACGCTTCAATCGCGCATCTTCGCTTTTGAAAGTTTTCAGCAAGCTCTTTGGACTGCTCACAGAAAACCTGCCGTCTGCATAATCTATTGATAAACCGATTATTTTTTTTGCGCGTTCAATATCTCCACTGACCAGTTTTATAAGGCTGCATAATGGCTCAAACCATCCAGCTTGAAACTCAAATGATTTTTTACTCGGTATATTCAGCTTTGACTTATCAGAAAAATAAGCCAAAAGCGGATTGATGTGCGTTAAATCTGTTTCTGTTTCTGTTTCTGTATTCTGTATTCTGTATTCTCCATCACGAATCGTGACAGCTTCGTGATACTCTCGTGATTCAATCGTTACACCATCCATCACGGCATCGTTACGGCGTTTTCGATATTGTTTTGATCTCTCTGAGTCTGGGATCGCGGACTGCCTTTTTACATAATTTTTTATAGTATTCTGATCATCCACAATCTCAATAAATCCGATGGTCACTAGCTCAGGTAAAATTTCTTCCCATTCGGCTACAGTCTTTCTGGTATGAAAAGCGATGTCATCAACAGATGGTAAACATCCGGTCAGTTCACCAATCTCTAACCTTTTACATACCAGCAGTGCTTCAAACATTCCAAGTTTGGCTTTTTCGGACAGAGCAAAATATTTGCGATCTTCCAGGATGTCGGTATAAAGTTTCAGCCAGTAGCCCATATAAACTCCTAAATCAACTGCATCTGTGTTGGCTCATTTACATAAGCGTTTTTGTGCATCAATCCGCGCTTAATTCCCTCTATTTTCAGGGAGAAGATATCCGCTCTCGAACGCAGCTCTTTAATGCACTGCTCTGCTTCCTGATATGACCGCGCGATAAAATAACCTGGGACATCGGAGGTGGCGCATATCGGATGACCTTGTATGACAAGCTCCGTCACGGCATCTCTGATAGACCTATCAGTGGATGGATCGTAGTAGCCATACACTCGCAGAGAAATAATCTCTTTTGTCATGCGTTTGTCTTTGGCCGGTTGATACTGCATAATAGCCGACAGTACGCGTCTGTTTAGTTCATCAGTTGTGAATCTAATCTTTTTTATCCCCATCTGGCACCTCCTCACAAAGTTCAGTTGCATAAAGCCGCAAAAAGCGTCTGTCTCCAACCTGTATCTTTACAACTGTTATTTCTTTTTCGACACTGAAAAGTTCACCATAGCCGTCTGGTGTCATAACTGTTCGCGGTGCCCGGTTATTAGTATCTATCATGATTACCTCGCTCTGATCGACACAGACGGTTCTCCCTCTTTGCGAAATTTTCCAATTTCGGGGATTATAGCCAACACACCATCCAACCCTTTGCCATCCCATGACACGCGCCCTTTGTTGAATACTGCCATGAGTTGATCACTTTTGATGGTTTCGCCAGCCTGGATCACATCGGTTTTGATTTCCTGTTCAAGAGCGGTTGTCTTTTCAATAACCGCCTGATATTCGGGTGCAAATTCAGCGTCAATTTCTGCCAGCTGCTGCTTGATTTCATCGGTCAGAACGCTGTCAATCAACGCCTGTTTTTTGAGATTCAGCGCATCCACCGCGCTTTTCAGCTCTGCCAGTTTGTTCAACTTTTCAATTGTGTTCATTTCATATCTCCACATATCTATTAACATCGTCTGCAATTTCTAAAATTTGTTTCGTTTCAACAAATTGAAACTTCATTCCACAGTCGCAGCTATGGGCATTTTTAGCCAGGTAATCAGAAGCTGCATATTTTGCTGTGAAATTAAGTTGATGGCCACAATTTGGACAATGTCCTGGAATAAAATCGAATACCGCAATCATTTCATCACCTCATAAACTTGATAGTTTTCTAATATCTTGTCTGATTTACGGGCATTGCAGCTATTGCACAGTCCCTGTGTATTTTCTTTTGTAAGCCTTCCACCTTTTGATAGCGGTATGATGTGATCTCTAAATAACTGTTTATTTTCCCCACAAATAGCACATCGATTATTTTGGTCTTTCTTTATTTGCTTCCACTGACTAACCGTCAATTCATCAGGCAATAGTTTTTTTAATTTCCTTCTTTTGCGATCCCTGCGTAAAATATACGCCTTGCCCTTTGGCGTTTTATACCAATCTCGCATATATTCTTTTCCGCCATCCGAAAAATAACGCTCATTAAGATATTTTTTCTTGTATTCTCTGCGCTCTTTCGTTTTGTCAAACTCGCGCATACAGTTTTTACACCAAGATAAATATCCAGAATATCCGGCAGTCGTTCTTTTATAGAATTCATTGACCGACTTTTCCTGCTCGCATTTGGTACACTTTTTCTTATCCATAATTTATTTCATCCAATAAGTTTTTTTGGGCCGGGCAGCGCCCATTCCGAGATACCCGGCCCCAAATAAGGAGGAGAGAAAATGAAAATCACTTTGTATTGATCTCCTGGTCTGCCACAGCTGCAGCATCCGCGCTGGTCATTTTCCCGTCAAGACGTGCGCTTTTATATAGCCGCACCCATGCCAGCACAATTTCAGGTGCTGTTTCAGTTGTCAAAATCTTAGACAAATTGAGCAAATTGACAGCATGTGAGGTTGATTTGATGTGTTGTTTTATTTCTTCATCAGCGATCAATGCCGATAATTGCTCCGTGGTCCATTTCCCAATCAATTCCGGTTGTTCGTCAAAACCATCATTTTCCATTTCAGGGTCACTGGGAATCTCCTCTTCGATTTCGTCGTAGATATCCTGTTCAATTTCAATTGGCTCGCTGTCAATCATGTCTTCACCGGCACCAAGCAGATCCAGACCGTTTCCAGGAAGAGCAGCATGTTTGAAATCCAATAGTTTTGCCCTTACCCATCCCGGATCGGCCTCGATCGATAACATCCATTTGGCATATCGCGCGCGGGATCCGTCTTTTTTTGGTGTGCTGATCTTCTTGGGCCGTCTGCGCAGGACCATAGGAATTCCGGCCAATCGTCCACCATTGACCTGTTTCAGTGCTTCCAACTGCGCTGATATATTGGCAATGTCGTGCACGCTGGTGGTCATAACAGTCATGTATGCCAGTCTTTGCAGTTCAGGAATGACCACTTTCAACCGGCCAACTGGTTTACATTCAATTGGCTGATCCACACCCTTACTGTCTTTGTAGGTTCCAACCGGAGTTTGTTTATATGCCTTGAAAGGTTCCCCATCCTTGACCAGAATTTCACCAGTTTTTGTGTCAATTAGATAGATAAATTTTTCTCCGTCTGATCTGGCCACCATCCTTCCAGCTGTATAAGCTTCAAGCCAGGCATCCCAACAGCGATCAATCTCATCAAACGGTAAAAGTATGTTGATCTCTTGCGGTTGCTCACCATATTTTTGTTTGAACATGCCAGCTGCTTGAGTTTCTTTTTCATCAAATAAAACCCTAAAATAGGTGAGGTCTTTGCCTAATTGACCGTTTTCTGTTTTTGGTGCACCTTTCCTGATCTGTCCAATTTCTGGAAAAGAAAGGCTGCGATTTGTTAATCCTTTGATAGTCATGATTTATCCTCCTGGCCATAAATCTTTTATTACCTGGTCAACGTCAATCGGCTTGATTTCAATGCCGAGTTGTTTACCCAGGTTGCGCCTGACTTCAAGCGCTTCTGCATGATCTTCCGCCTTGCGTCTCTCGGCGTACTCTCGGGTAACGAAGCCGCGATCTTCTCCACAGTTTGGACAAAAAACAGAAAAACACCTGTGTTTGCCTTTGCTGGGTTGAGTGATCAGCTGACCCCAACACTGAGCACAGACATAAAACCGTTCTGTGTGTGTGGCTTCAAGTGATGTCATTTCGTCATATCGTTTTCCCTGCATAGTTCCTCCTATTCAAATATTTTTCGTAATTCGTTTACTGATTTATCAATCTCGACCAGATCAAGAGAAAATTTTGCTAACAGTCTGTAAAATTCTCCCTGGTCAATCGCTATTCTGGTCGTAGCCTCAATGTCTTTTCTCATGGATGTACCGGCCATTGTGATTGAATCCAGCAGCTGAAAGGTTTTATATCCACCGGGAATTGGCTTGTCTGGCATCTTTTTGCCTTTTTTCACGCTTTTTTTCAGCTTTTTGCCCATTCCGGCACCATTTCCGCTATGCTGTTGGTATGTGTGCCCTCCGGTTTATGCGAGTTCCACAGGTCAAAGAGGCGGCCATATTCGGCCTCCGCCTCTTCCCTTTCGACCTGTACCGCCGCCACTTCCATATCGTGCGCCTGCCCTTTTTCCCAGGCATCAATGATCTTAATTTCACGCTTGCAGAGCTGGTCCAGTTTGTCTTTGGCTTTAATCAGCCAGCCCGGTTTTCCTCTGCCATAGTGACTGTCTTTTTTATTTGCTTCGTCCAGATCAGCCCAGCTTTTAGGCTCGCCCGGGATCGAAAAATCGCGGCTGATAACACCGCACGAAGTACATTTCAGATATTCACCACCGGATTCTTCTACCTCTCCACGGCCAAAGGACATTCTGTAATCGTCCCTGATCTCCATCTTCTGTCCGCAGTTTTTGCAGATATATTCAGTCCGCCCGTCAAAATGCCTGACCATCACAAGTCGTTTGGGTTTTACTGTGGCCATGTGCTCCTCCTGTTGTCTTTTCATTTACCCTTTGCTAAAATATGGATACATGCCCCAGTAGCGCAATTGGATAGCGCAATGCTCTGTCGAAGCATGGGTTGCCGGTTCAAATCCGGCCTGGGGCATGTAATCCAACAAAGGATTGAAAATTCTTCCCAAAAATGCTATAATCATGTTGCTTCGACGGAGCGCATATCTTTGCGCCAAACCAATAGGAGGTTGATAACCAACCCCCACCGGCAGCCGTCCTGCCTGACCGCGGGACGGTTGCTCTTTTTCAGCCAGTATTTTTTTCATCTAAGCGCCCCTTTTGTTGTATTGCTCTTCAAGCCACTTTGCATAAAACTCTTTAGATGTCATGCCGTTCATCCTGGCATCAAAGTAGCCAATCTCCATGAGATAACCTGTGATTTGAGGAGTCATCGAACAAATGCCATATCCAGCAAGGCTATGCAGCGCATTTTTGATTTTTTGTTTCTTATCAAACTCTGCGAAATCCCGCTCAATGGCATCAATGTCATTGAGTGTCGTTATTTCATTTCCCATTTCTTCTACACTTCTGAGTTTGTACATTTCATCCTCCTGTTGTTTTTTGTTTATCCGCGTTCAGCTGCTTCTTTCATGCCTTCCGGTGTGTTCCAGAACTCAACCGTGCCGTCCTGGGTAATCTTGCCCACTACCGGAACGGTTGTGTATTGCTTCTTCATCTCCGCCCATTCGCGGATGATCAATCTAATAGCTTTAGACTGGTCAAGTCCGGTTAGTTCCATCTTCTCGGAAACGGCTTTTTCGGTTATTTCATCGAGCCTGATATATGCGATTTTGTCTTTGGTCATGTGACCTCCTGTTATCTATTTATGTAACTATGGTTAATATATCATGTTTGTAACAACTTGTCAAGTAGGTAATATGACAATAAACCATAGTTATATAACCGAATGTCATAATATATTTATGTTTGGTGATTGGCTGAAAAGGGAGCTAAAGGAAAGAAACATATCTCAATATGCTTTGGCAAAAAAGATTGATGTAACCCCCACACATATAAACCACATAATCAATCATCGGCGCAAACCCAGCGCGGACATGCTAAAAGCAATCGCTAAGGGATTGCAGTTGCCAGTAGAAGAAATTTATAGAAGGGCAGGGATTTTAAAACCAGTAACAGAGAATACAAAACAAACAGAAGAGCTGCTCTATTTATTCGACCAGTTCCCTGATAACGAAAAAGCCGACCTGATCACTTACATGCGGATCAAACTGGCCATGTTAGAAAAACAGATTAAGAAATCGTCTTGATGATGACCTCGATAGAAATCGAAAATAACCGAAAAAATATTGTGAACATGTTACGGTGTCTGCCTGTGGTAAGTGTGAAAAATTTGGTGTACATATAAACCCCGGGACGAATAGAATAAGTGTTCTAACAATAGCATAAAATAACAGATAGTCAACCAAAAATAATGGTGAAGAAAGGAGGAAAAAATGGGTGAATTACTTAAAGATTTTCATACCCTTGCATTGGAATATGCAATAAGCGTGGCAAATTCGCTGGATTTCAGCGACGCGCCCCTTGAACACAAGATTGCAGCCAGAACAAATCTGATTCGCTTACTGGTTAGTACATTGCAAATGCAAAGAGGAACTACGATGATTACCGCTGAAGAAGTAAAAAAGATTATTGATATTGAAACAAAACCCGAATAACGGCTTCAAAAACCTTCATCTTGAATTCTTCGGTAATTGTCAAGCTATTAACCCTTTTGGCGATTTCTAAAATCGAGTCCAGCAATTTGTAATCCAAGTCAGAAGGCAAATAAAATGTTTCTTCCATTTATGCTCCTTTGGCAATTAGAAAACATATTCTAATAATAGCATAAAAAACAAATGCATAAAGTTTAAGACGATGGGATTCTTGAATAGATTTTTTTCTGCCAAGAGATATGACCTGGAAACCCTTGAGGGAATTGAATCAATTGATATACCGATATACAAAAAGTTGGATGGGGGGGTTCAATCTCCGACAAAGAATATTGAATACATACTCCAAAGAAAGGCAACTGAGCACAAAAGAAATGGCAGAATGGATTTAGCCATTGCCTGTCTGAAAAAATCAAACGAGATATTCCCTCATTCGAACTTCCTGTGGTCTAAAGACGATTATCTTCGTTTAGTTTATTTTCTAAGAGACGCAGGGAAATTTGAAGAAGCAAAAGCCGAAGAGGAAAAGATCGATCTGCTATTCAATAAAAATTTATCAGCCTTAGTACTTGAAAAAGTGCTTTCAGATTGCGAATCACTAAACACCGACCTTGTTAAAGTTGGCGACAATGAACGTGTTTGCAGCAGTTGCGCCTTGTACACAAGACGAATATTTAGTATCAAAGGCAAAGATAAAAGATTTCCCATATTGCCAGATATTCTTATTCAAAATATCCAAAATCATGAATATTGTTACATTTCAATTTACCCATTTTTATTTGATTATTCTTTCCCTGTCTGGGAATATAAAGGCAACTTGATCGACTGGAGCAATCGTCCATTGAAAGATGAACGATCAGAACAGCAAAAAAAATATTACAGAGATTATGTAATAGAAAATGAGAGCCTTATACTTGATAGAAAAATTTATGATCTACTACGAGAACAATTACCAGAAATGGCTCCAAAATCATTTGGTGGGTTTAGAAGGATGAAAAACCTACGATCAAAAAACTACTTATCAATTTTGGAGGTTGCAAAAAAAGCAAGTATTAATATCGATGATAAACCTGATTTATCAATTTTTAATTTCTGATTCTAAGAAAAGCGAATGAAAAAATCCTGCCCTGGATATACCGAATACAAAGAATTTCACCCTGAGTATTGTTTCGGTGTTTGTGAACCTAAAGGCGGGCGCTACCCCAATTTGGTCGGTTGCCGGCAGATGGGGTTGGCAATCAGTGTTTATCAGGGAATTTACCGATGCGGCCGCTGGCTGAATCTACGCGGCGATTATATGTATGATAAAAAACGTATGATTCAATGGATCAAAGAATCTGAAAAAACATACCTTGATTGTCCTTACATGATGGCCGATATCGCTCGCGATTTCGTGTGCGAATGGCCGGATATTGTCAATCCTAATCTTGATGAGACGTATGAAATCTACCCACCAACCATTGGGGAAATTGCAGGCAAAGCAATTGATATGGGATTGCGCTTGTCCGGACCAGCTCCAACTGCCTATGGTGAAGAATTTCCTGTGATCACCAACGCCAATTTCTTCCTCGAATTAATTGATGAGGTTTATGGAAAAGATATTGACCAGGGATTACAGAATGGATTACTGTTAAGTTATCAGGAAATTTCAGAACAGATTCTGCATTATTTTGATTGAACATGGGTTCTATTGACAAGAAGATGAAATTTGGATATATTGATAGGGAATTAATACCCTGTGCTTGGCGAGTACAACCACAGGTGAAAAGGCTCCCCGGGATTAGCGTGCTAATCTCGGGAGATTTATTTAAGGTGTAGTTATGAGTGAAAAAGTAGCTGTGTTTATTGATGGATCAAATTTCTTTCATGGGCTTATCGAAGAATTTGGAAAAATAGAGATTGATTTTTCGAAGTTAATCACAAAACTTATTGGGGATAGACATCTGATGAGAGCATATTACTATACTGCGTTACCCGATCAGAAACGGGATCCGGATCGCTACAAAAAACAACAACAATTTACATCAGCTCTCCAAAGAAAAGATTACTTTAAAGTGGTTTTTGGGAGACTTGAGCCCAGAGGTAATACATATGTTGAAAAAGGAGTGGACATTTCGCTTGCTGTTGATATGATCGATCTGGCATTCCAAAATGTATACGACACCGGTATTTTAATCACCGGAGATGGAGATATGGCAAAGGCAATCGAGGTAGCACAGCATCATGGAAAACACATAGAAGTCGCTTGTATGCGCTCTATGTTGTCAAACAATTTAAGTCATGTATGCGATAAATTTATTTGCTTGGATCGTGAATATCTTATTGATTGCTGGCGTTGAAATCATAAAAATATTATAGCAACCGCAGACCTCTTTACATGCATTTTACAAGGTCAACCAGAGACCTCTTATATGACAAAATGATGACACATTGTATTAACAGAGCGCATGACTATCGAGATAATAAAGCAATCGACAGCAATTGTCCCATCACGATCGCAAGCTGGCATGCAGT